GACGTCGTTCAGTTCCTCAAGAACTAGCTAATGAAATGTATAACATTTCAAGACGTAGAATGAAAAACTCGCTTATTAGCCAGTAATTTAAAAGTCCATGTTTTAAGGCACCGCCGGGAGGGGGTGCCTTTTTCTGTCCCTAACGGGGGATGTAGGAAGGGGGATCGCCGCTTATATGTGAAGGGGGGATCGCCGTCCTAAGGGGTTTAACCATCCTAGGGAGACTCAACCCAACTCAACCACTTATTTGGCCTCCCACATAACTGATGTTATATTTAGGTATAAGAAAAATAAGAAAAGATATATGAAACTATTTTACACTGACAATGAATTATATAAAGTCGAGGACTTTAAAGGATTAAATTATTCAAAAACTAATTTTGATACTTGTGATAAATTAGAAGATAAAGATTGGAAACAATTTTTAGATGATAATCAAGAATTTAGGAATCTATTAATTAAATTAGGATTTTTTATTTTTGGAGATGATTATTATATTGAAGATGATATGTTTTGTGATTTTCAAATATTAGGAGATTTAAGTAAAGATTTAGATAAGATCTATATTAATATAGATAGTCAAGGATCAGTTTGTTTAGTAGATGATTTAAATAAATTTTCAGAAGATTATAGAACTGAAGAAGATTGGGGAATTGATTTTTGGAATGAGTTTAAATAACTTGTTTGGAGTCCAGTAAAACTGATGTTATATTTAGTTAAATAAGAAAAAATAAGTTAAACCATTTAAAAACAAAAGATATGACTGTAAAAGAATTAATCGAAGAATTAAGTAAGTTCAATTTAGAAACTGAAGTAAGAATTGAAGGTGTAGATCCAACAGATTGGAGATATGTAAATGAGATTCTAGGTGTAGAATTAGGTGAAAAAGATTTTGAAGAGTATAATGATGAGGATTTTGAATTAGATGAAGATGGAGATCCTGATATAGATATGTTAAAAGAATCAAGTAAAATAGTAATAATTAATGGGGGTATGTTTTAACCCCCATTTGGCTTTTTAAATAATTTTTATTATATTTAAGTAATAAGAAAAAATAAGTTAAATAATTTAAAAAGAAAAAGATATGAAAAATTATGAAATTTTAAGAAGTGATGTAAAGGAAATTATTGGTGATAAATTTTCTTGGTATAATGATAAGTATAGAAGTGGTAAAAGGAGATTAAAATTTAGTTGGTTAAGTGATGAGGATAGAGAGAAAGTGTATAATATTTTAAAAGATAAAGGTTATGATGTGAGAAATTATTTTAATAATTTTGATAGATTAGTTGTTTATTTAAATGATTAAAAATGTTTGGAAAGTTAAATAATTGATGTTATATTTAAAATGTTAAGAAAATAAATAAATTAAACCCTTTAAAAAAAAAGATATGAAAAGATTAAGTAAATTTGAAGTAGATTGTTTAGTAGATGTAGTAGAGAGTAAGTTAATGAGAATTGAAAAAGAAAAACTTAAAAAAGAGTGTGGTGAAAAAGTTAAAGAATGGAATAAAGAGTTAAAAGAAATTTTAAGTGAAAAAAGGATATTAAGTGATAAACTTGATAAAAGAATTAAGGAAATTAATAAAGAGTTATTAGTTAATGATTGGAATGGTGTTAATGTTTATAATAATGATTGTTATAGTGTAAAAGGAGATATGGTGATGATTAATGAAAATAAGAGTTATTATGGTGTGATGGGTAATGGTTTAAGAAGTAAAATTAGTAATGAAATTGTTGTTAATAGTTTAAAAGGAAATGATATTGATAGTTTAATAGATAGTTTAATAGATAAGTTTAAAAGTTAATTATTAAGGGAGGGTTAAATATGTTTGGCCCTCCCATTAACCTTTATTATATTTAGTTATTAAGAAAATAAGTTAAACACTTTAAAAACAAAAGATATGCCAAATATGAGTTATTGCAGATTTCAAAACACTTACTTAGATTTATTAGATTGTTCTTATAATTTAGGTGATAAAGATTTATCAGATAGTGAGAAGAATGCTAGAAAGAATTTATTAGAATTGTGTAAGGAAATGATTGAAGATTTAGAGTTTAATAATTTTGGTGAATTAGAAGATGATTTAGATGAGGCTTGGGGTTAAATAAGTTTGGCCTCGCCATGAACTGATGTTATATTTAAATATAAAGAAAAAAGATATGAATAAATTAAAATTTGATTTTATGGACGGGTTAATATTAACTCAAGATGATGAAACTTTAGAAAGAGTTATACATTCTATATGTATAGAATTGGATAAAGAAGGATTCGATAAAGATGATATTGATAAATTTGTATTGGTTAAGGTTAAAGAATATTTGGCCTCGGCGAAATAAGATGTTATATTTAGTTAAATAAGGAAAGCAACGGGCAACCTTATAAAAAAATGTAGCCGCATATAGTCAGGTGGCAGAATATAGCGTTAAAGTAAGGAGAAGATGGTATCGAGTCGCAAGCTATGCGAGAGATTCACAGGTTCGAGTCCTGTCCTGACTACTGATTTGGCCTCGCCAATAATTGATGTTATATTTAAGTATAAAGAAAAATAAGATATGAATAAGGAAAAAGAAGTATCAACCATCATTGAATTATGTCGTAACATTGAAATCGATGGTGAAACAACAGAATATATTTTACGTTCGATTGGAATGGAAGACCAAATGTTACGTCAATTATTTTTAAACTCAAATTGGGCTAACATTAATAACTTATTATGTGAAAAAATGGAATTGGTTAAATAGGTTTGGCCTCGCCAATAATTGATGTTATATTTAGATATAAGAAAAAATAAAGATATGATACACGAAACAGAATTAAAATCAGGTTACTTCATTTACGGTAACAAAGGTAATGTGTGGGAAAACACATCACACATTTATAAATCAGGTGATGGCAATTTATGCGGAACACCAGCACTCGCAACTAACCACGCCCGCTTACAGGGCGTAACGGTTGCAGGTTGTGTAAAATGTAATAAAGAGTATAGTGAGTTAATGGAACACCAGTATTGGATGGAAAAACAAGAAGATTTGGTAGACGGTTAAACAGGTTTGGCTCTCCGGAGCAAGGATGTTATATTTAAGTATTAAGAAAATAAAGAAAAAAGATATGAACCAACCACAAACTAAAAGACGAGGTAGACCATCTAAAAAGGCCACCGCACAAAATATTACCTACACGCCATCGTTAATTGATTTCTCGGCTATAACTAAGTTAAATAACTTAAATGTCGATCCTAAAATGATGGAGACAATGAAATCAGGTCTAGCCTTAGATCACTTTGTAAGTTACGAAGGCGGAGTACCGAGTGCTTCAAATATGATGATTATAGGTGATCCAGGTGTAGGTAAAACAACATTGTTACTTGATCTATTAGCCGCGGTACAGAATAAAAATCGTAAATGTTTATTCATCTCAGGTGAAATGGGCCGTAAGCAAATGTTTAAATACACACAGCGGTTTCCACAGTTTGGTATAGTAGACACTTTATTTATGAGTGATTACATGAATCACAACACCAAGGATGTAATTGAACAAGCGCTTAACATTGGATATGATTTAGTTTTAATTGACTCTATCGCTGAAATTATTGATGGTGTTAGGGATGATAACAATTGGGACAGAAAAATTGCCGAGTCATGGTTAGTGGATGTCTGTGTTAACAATAATAAAGGTGATAACAAGACAAATAAATACACATCGTTTCTACTGATTCAACAAGTTACTAAAGCGGGTGTGTTTGTGGGTTCGAATAAGCTGAAACACTTAACAGACGCAATGTTAGAAATGAGACGTGAGTCGGATAGAAATGGTGGTGGTACATATTTAACATTTACTAAGAATAGAAACGGTGAGGCTGGAATGAGAATGAGTTATCAATTAACAGGCACACAAATATATTACGGCGCAATTGAAATTGACTCTGATAGCTCCGATGAGGAATTGGAATTAGAAATCACCAACCCAGAATATAACGAAATTATTTTTTCTTAATATCTGAGGCAACTGGCCCTGACGCGTTTCATATCCGCTCAGGGCTAACCTCTTGCTTGGCCTCCCGAACAATTGATGTTATATTTAGGTATAATAAGAAAAAGATATGAAAAAATTACCTAAAGGTTTAAAAGATGTATATTCAACAGCTAATCAATGTGTGATACATTTAATTAAGGAAGGTGAAAATCCGGTTACAGCTGAAGATATGGTATTAGATATTTTAAAAGAATGTGAGGAAGATTTATTAAATGGTAATTATAAATTAGTTCAATTAACATTACAAACTATATTTTTAAAATAATAGGTTTGGCCTCCCGAACAATTGATGTTATATTTAAGTATTAAGAAAATAAAGATATGACAAAGACAGAAAAAATTAAACACGTAACAAAATCAGTAATTGCATTTATGGATGCGTTAGGTTATGAAGTGGTAGATGATCATGATGGTTATTTAACATTTAGTAATGGTGAAGGTAATTGTGATAATTATATTGATTATCATAGATCGTATCAAGATGTTTATACTATTAATTGGTGTAGTGAGGAGACGAAATTAGTCGAGGAAAAATTAAGTACGTTTGTTAAGCAAATGGTTAGCCAGGTTTGGCTAGCCGCTTAATTGATGTTATATTTAAGTATTAAGAAAGTAAATAAAAAAGATATGAATATAATAAGAATGAAAACAAATACAACTTCAACGTTTGAAGTGTATTTTGAAAAGAACCAGTTCACAGTGGTTAAAGAACAAATGAGTAAAAACACATTTAAATACACTGTGATAGAAAGTTATGATCAACCACTTAGTGATGATTTTAAGTCAAGATTAGTGATGGAATTAGAAAGTGTAATTGGTTAATTATGAGAAAGATAATCATACTATCGTTAGTGTTAATTGGATTATTAATGTTAACTGAATCATGTTCATCATGTCGTTACTATAGTCATCACAAGCCTAAACAAGCATGTAAGGGCGGTGACTGGGGAGGCAATTTAATGGAGAAACGTATCTGGTAATTGGTTTGGCCTCCCGTAATATGTTTATTATATTTAGATATAAAGAAAATAAAGATATGACAAATGAAACCGCAAAATTAGAAATTATCAAAAACGTATTAATAAGAGTATTAGAATCTGATGTAATAACAGATGATAATAAATCAGACGCATTTAAATTTGGTTACTTAAAAGGTACCATTAATACAATAATTGGTTATATAAACGATGAAATGGTTACGACTACACAACACGAGATATAGGAAGTCGAATATATAGTTAGGTGGAGGGATATGTGCTCCCATACAGGTTCGAGTCCTGTCCTAACTACCAAGTCAGGTGGACGTAATGCGGGATGGTGCCCAAGTCCAATAAAATGGTTGTTTATCCGGTTCGAATCCGGCCCTGACTACAAATTAAAACATTAAATAACATGATAACATTTTTATTAATAGTAGTTGTATTGTATTTAGTTGCAATTCAAAACACACTCGAAAAATTTAAAAAATAAACACTAAAACCGCAATACAATGTCAGACATCGGAATCGACTTCAGCATCACGTTAATACTTACTATGGTAGTGTTAGTCGTTGGAACAGAATTAATTGACCGTTATAAACAACATAAACGGATTAAATAATATTTCATATCATATCTTACGGGGGTCTGGATTTCTAGATCCCCTTTCTTTTGTCTTGTGTGGGTTACATCCCCTATCTGTTTGCGGTATATATACGGTATATGTACGGAGGTAGTGCGTGGGAAATGCGTGTGTTGTTATCCATCGATGCGTACGTGGTATCAAAATAAAAATGTGACGTAAAAAGAGCAAGTAAACGTATAGTGCGCGCGGAGCGTATATATTGATATACAACAACTACCTACCATACCACTAACACGCATTAACACCGCTATATTCCGCCCATATCCCGGCTATAAACGACGGACGATTATAAAATGCATAATGCGCAATTCCATATAGCCCCTTTGGTATAACCGGCTAAAGGCCGGAAAAACTTAGAAGTACAACTTTTTCACATCGATGCAAGTATATACCTATATACCTTAAGTTTGGCTCACCAGGATAAGGATGTTATATTTAAGATGTTAAAAAAGATATAAGTTAAACAATTAAAAATAAAGGTTATGTTAGACATTAAAAACATGGATTTCATCGACAAGTCGGAAATCAAAAACAGAGCAAATTCAATTTTCACAACTACCGGTTCACCTAGTACTTCAGATAAGTACGCTCACATCTCAACCGAAAAAATTATTGATGATATGGAGTTATTAGGATGGGGAGTGGTTGATGCAAAACAAGTTAAAGCTCGTAAGAGTGTAGGATTCCAAAAACACTTAGTTGTGTTTAGAAATTCAGAAATTGTAATTGATGGAGCGGACGGTGACACAGTTTTCCCTCAAATATTACTTACCAATTCACATGACGGTAAAAATGCATTTACTTTCACAGCCGGTTTATTTAGAATGATTTGTGAGAACGGGTTAGTGGTTTGTAATCAAGAATTTGAAAACTTAAAAATTAGACATTACGGGTACGATTTTGAGGAACTAGAAAAAACCATTAATGCAATGGTAGAAAAGTTACCGTTAACTGTTGAATCAATGAACCGCTTTAAAACCACGGTTTTGAATTCAAACCAAATGCTTGATTTTGCTAAACGCGCATTAAATTCCAGGTTTACTGATAATGAATTAGAACATATCACCATCGATTTAAATGACTTATTAACTCCGTCACGTGAGGAAGATAAGGGTAATGACATGTGGTCAGTGTTCAATACAGTTCAAGAGAAGTTAACACACGGGTTATTTAATTATGGTTACGGTTCTAAAAATCGTAAGGCACGTAAAATTAAGAACTTCAATAAGGACATGGAGTTAAACAATAAGTTATATCAATTAGCAAACGAATTCGTCAATTAATGGCGAGTTCGTATATATGTATATTGGTAGATAGGTATACACAAAAATAACGCGCGAGAGCTATGGGAAGTTATAAAACCAATAAACAAGTATTAAAAAAACTAACTGTTGAAGAAGCACAAGTATTTATTCCGGTTAGTATGGAAAATTCTGATGAGTTAGAAAATGCTTATTTTTACACTATGGTTCCTATGGGTAATGGTTGGGATGAGATAAATTATTATACTAATCGAAATGTTCAAACTTGGAGACAAGGTAAACATAATAGTTGGATTTATATTTTGTCTAATAAAACAATGCCTGGCCTTTATAAAATTGGTCATACAACAAAACATCCTGATGAGCGGGCAAAAGAAATTTCACGATCAACTGGTGTACCGATTCCATTTGAAGTTGAATGGGCGTTTGACTGTTTTGATTCTGATAGATTAGAAGCAGAAGTTCATAGAGCATTAGACTCGTTTAGATATTCATCAAATAAAGAATTTTTTGAAATATCTTTAAATGAGGCAAAAGAAACTATAAGGAAGCTTGGCTCTGCGTATAGGAGTTAGTATATTTATAATACGATAAATTAAACAAATAAAAACCAATAAAAAAAGAAGATGAAAAATCTAATTGCAATCGCGGCTTTAGCTGCAATCGTTTTGACTTCATGTCAATTTAACTCAACAAAAGAAACTACAACTACAGATTCAACTGCTGTTGATTCAACAGTAGTAGTAGATTCAGTATCTGTTGATACAGTAACTAAGTAATTAGTTATGCTTTCTTAGCTCAGCTGGTAGAGCAACTGACTTGTAATCAGTAGGTCGCAAGTTCGATTCTTGCAGAAAGCTCCCGGATCCATATAGATCGAGCATAAACCAATCGCTCCTCAGGTAGAAATATATGGATAAACAACCCGTCACGGTATGTTCATAGAACAGGAGTGAGCTAAGGAGAAAAAACAAATGTACCTGTAAGCATACCGTAAGATCTGCTTGCAGGTCTTTTTTGGAAGATTGGCAGAGTTGGTCTATCGCGACAGTCTTGAAAACTGTTGTACTGCAAGGTACCGTAGGTTCGAATCCTACATCTTCCGCTTATTACCCTTTCGTCTAATGGCAGGACAATTGGTTTTGGTCCAATTAATCGAGGTTCGAGTCCTTGAGGGGTAACTGTTCTTTGATATATTGGTAGTATTAAAATCATAAGGAGACAAACAAATGGAAACATTATCATTTATTTTAGGAATGTCCTTGGTAGTGGTTATCGCAATTGCGGTAGTTGCTGTTATAGGATTTTTTAAGGTTAGAAGTGTTGAAAAACAATTTAATGAATACAGACAAAACTTTACTGTTGAGTTTGAAAGTAGAACAAAAGATATTCACAATAATATAAGTCATATAAATGACTCATTACATCGTAGAATTGATAATACAGAACGAGAAATCTTTTCCCAATTAGACTCTCGATTAGATAAATTGGAAACTAAATTAACAGACACAATTAAAAATGGCTGTGAACCTGTTAGAAAATAAATAAATAAATTAAACCCACTACCAATATATTAAGAACGCTCGGTTCGTCTAGGGGTTAGGACAGGAGATTTTCATTCTTCAAACAGGGGTTCGATTCCCCTACCGAGTACAATATTTATCATAAAATAAGTTGTTGTTAATAAATTAAAAATTTTTACAATAAAATTATTAAATGATGAAAAACTGGAAAACAACCTTAATGGGTGCTTTATTAGCAGTGTTCACTGCTTGGAGTACTATTTCTATTGAAGATGAAATAACACCTAAAACTATTATGATGTTAGTTATTAGTGGTGGTATTGCTGCTCTTGGATATTTAATGAATGATGATATTTTAAAAAGCAAAAAATAATTTATGAAATTATCAAAGTATTTTATATTAGCTGAATTAACCCCTTCATCAACTGCAAAAAGATTAGGTATTAAGAATGAACCAACTCCTTCACATCTAGAGAGTTTAAAATTACTAGCTATAAATGTATTAGATAAAGTAAGAGAACATTTTGGAAAACCTATATGGATTTCTTCAGGATATCGCTCTAAAGCTTTAAATGAAGCTACACCAGGTTCTAGTGCTACATCACAACATTGTACAGGTGAAGCTGCTGATTTAGATCAAGATGGTAGAGGTACAGGTGTAACTAATAAAATGGTATTTGATTATATTAAAGACCACTTAAATTTTGATCAATTAATTTACGAGTACGGAACTGATGCTAACCCTGATTGGGTTCATGTAAGTTGGGAATCTACAGGTAAACAAAGAAAGCAAGTATTACGTTGTACTAGAGTAAACGGTAAACCAGTTTACACACCTTATAAGTAATTCACTTACAGCTTGGCATTATGACCACTCTTTATTATATATCAGGAGTATGGACATAGATAAAGTATTTAATTCATTTAATGATGGAGAGTTTCAAGAGGCAATTAATGACCTCAGGGACACTCCTTCTTATTGGATTGGTATGTTTAAAAAACTAATACACAATTATAATAACGGTTATCAATACTTCATGAAAAATCTTTTAGACTCACTAGAAGATGAACATGACATAGATAAAGATAAAGTAAAAGACACAGTTGAATACTTAACTTATTCTATAGCATACTCATACATTAAAAGACTTGATATTACCGATTTATCCCACCTATATTACATTACCTTAGCAGCTGACGATATGTTGTTGACTAGTGTTAAACGTTGTTTATACTACTTTGAATCAATAGAAAGATATGAAGATTGCGCATATCTAAAATCACTTGAAACAGAGGTAAACAAAATCCTCCTAAAGTTTGGCTCCCCAAGTAAATAACGTTATATTTTGAATACGGGTTTTAAGGATTAAGAAAGATAGGGAATAAGAACGAAACAAGAACAAAAAGCACCTAGAGAATAAAATGGGTGGTTATAAATAAACATATGAGAAATAGAGAAATTTTTAATAGGAAATTAGAGAACTTAGAGTCTAATTTAACTAAAATGTCTTACTTATTAAGACGCCAAGGAACTAAAGATGAGTATGATAACATGATCACATCTTGTAGAGATTTAATTGAACAGATGAAATCATATATTAATATGGAACCTGTTACACCTAATGAAATTAATAAGTACTAATATGTTACAACCGGAACAAATATTAAGTAACTGGGAAGAGTTCTTAGGTTATATTGATATGTACATTATGGGAGACCGTGGTGCTAAATTAAAAGCGTTTTATGAACAATATTCTGAACGTTTTATGATGATGCCTGCTGCTCATAAACCTCAATACCATAATTGTTTTCCTGGTGGTTATGTAGATCATGTTAATAGAGTAGTTCAAGGTGCTTTAAAAATAGATCGTGTATGGAGAGAAATGGATGTAATAGATACTTATACTACTGAAGAATTAGTATTTTCCGCTCTGAATCATGATTTAGGTAAATTTGGAACATTTGAACAAGAAGCATATTTACCTCAAACTGACCAATGGAGACGAGAGAAATTAAATGAACCGTATATGTTTAATGATCGTTTAGAGTTTATGTCTGTTCCTGATCGTGGTTTATATATATTATCTCA